ATTAGTAACATAGAAATATTATTTTTCTTTACCCTGCGATACCATCAGCAATCGCTTTTGCGATCTTTTTATAACCAACCTTCTTGTAAAGATTATAATCATCTTCATCATCAACGAAACACACCTCAATAAGGATTGCTTTATTGATTGTATGATTAAGATAATATAAACCGCCCGTTGTTTTGATTCCACGGTTTGTAAATCCAAGTTTTTTCATGTTTGCAAGGATTCTGTTACCTGCAGCCTTTTTAATACCTTCTTCCTTTGTGCACCAGATTTCTGTTCCTGCTATCTTTTTATCTCCTTTTCGGTCGTTTCTGCCACTGTTCAAATGGATTGATACATCGAGTGCTGCTTTTCTTTTGTTACATTTTGCACAGATCTTTTTCAGAACATCGTTTTGACTAGTTCCGTTGCTGACCGTGCAGTTATATGCTTTGTGCCCTTTTTTCTTTAATAACCTTACAACCTCTTTGCAGATTTTTCTATCTTCTCTGCTTTCGTCCAATAAGTCACTTGCTCCACACGCGATCTTGCCACTTGGATTATGCCCGCCATGAATATTGTATATTGCCATGTTAGTTACCTCCTATTTTCTTCTATAATATTTGTTATATCTGTTTCGTGTTCTGGTAGTTCTTCTGTCATGTCTTCTAAAAACTTCTGGATAAAATTCTTTATTCTTGTTGGTACTGGTAATCCGCATAGAGTCATGTTCTTTAAGATGCTGACTGCTTCATATAAAATAAATAACAGGCAGAAAAATTCACAGATTCCTAACTTTTCGATTCCCAGCAACTGTATATATTTTTCAGGAACGAAACTTAACATGTTAATATGCATGATCACATCAATTGACATCAGTAAGCACACAGAGAACAACATTGCTGCTTTTCTGATTGCCCCATCAATTCCTACACATGAATTAAACTTATGCTCTTTGATTGCTCGCAGTGCTCCAAGGATGGAATCTAAAGATACACAGATCAGGAGTGCTCGAAAGAGCATGTTGCTACCTAGTAATAATATAATTTCTTTCATCATTTTGTTTTTCCTTTCTTATCTGGTTTGTTGCATAAAAATAAGACCTATTAGGTCTTGCTCTGATTCTCATATTTGCTTGTCTCCTTTCTCTTGACATTGTTGTAAAAAATTGTTATAATTTTAAAGAAGTTTTTTCATACTCGATGTATAAAACCCCTATACATCGCAAAAGGACGTTCAAAAAACGTCCTTTTTTATTGCGTAAAATTATTAGTTGCCCATAGGTATTTTTAGATATTAAAAAAGACGTTCTCTCGAACGCCTTTAAATTTAGATTCTATCTAAATGAAATACTTGACTTATTCACTTCTACACTATCTAAACCATATTCAGGATCATTTACTATATCTCTAATTAATTCTTCAAACCACACTTGTGCATAAGGACTAATATATATTTCATCTATTAATGTATCCACTGAAATGTTAATATTTTTTCCTACCTTACCATCATTTTCGTCATAACATAGTGCTCTGATCTCATTTTCATATTTGTATGCACGATATTTACATGCTTCTTTAACATGTTCCCAGACAAAATCTTCAGGATGATCATAAAAAGGAAGTTCTAAAGTTTTATTTCCGTCAACAAACGAATCCAAATATTTCACTTTATATATCTCAACTCTCGAATCATTAAGTGCTTTTCTCAAATGTCCAACTGTTGTTTTAATTGCTACACCTGTATCCGGATGAGTATATAATTTCCACATTGCATAATTTTCCCCACATTCAAAATTATTCCAGCAATTAATGTAAGCTACTCTATTTAATATCTCATCTCTTTCTTTATAAAATTGCTTCTTTTTATCACTCCATAAATTATAAAATCCGTTTGGAACTTCACCCTCATATTTATCTTCAAATTTCTCAGCATTACAGAAAAACAATTCCTTTTTAATTAATATATTCATAAACTTACTGAAATCCATATATCTTATAATTTCAGCCTCATCATCAATACGATATTCTTTTTCTATATTTTCCATTATCTCTTCAGTGTATACATTTCTTGACATATAATTTTCTCCTAAACAATTATTTCTATTTACCATCATCTATATATTTCTTATCTTCAATAAGCATTCATATAATTGCACACCACCCCTTTCATCATTCTTAATTATAAAATCATCAATATTAATGCTGTTAACTATTGTAATCAGTAATCTCCTCTATATAAGTATCATACCCTACATGTGCGGCATATTCTATTTTTTTCTTATTTTTTATAATTTTTCATGATTCTCTTTTATATTATTTAGAACTATTTCCATTGCTCTTGTATAATTTACATTTTTTTCTATTGATATCTTTTCTGCAGCAATCTTGCATATTGCAATTGCAAAGAGCGACATATCCAAACTGTCACCTCCGCCTATCACTCTTACTTTTTCTTTTGTTTCAAAACATATTACAGATTTCAACATATTCTTCTCCTTTTTCTTGAAATTCTTTTATTTTTGCGTATAATATAATCAAAAAAAACAAAAAGGATGTGATTAAAATGAACAACGCACTCGATGATCTTTCCAAAGGTGTCGCAAAAGCTCTTGATACTGTTCCCGAGTTATATCACGATACTCTTCAACCAGCAGCACAAGAAACTGGCAAAGTTATTGCCCGAATACCTCGTGCTATTAACGCAGCATTCTCTGGGCTTGATAGATGGATTTTAAATAAAGAGTATAGCATCGAAGAAACTAAGAAACTTCTTGCTCAAAAACTTGATAATGTCGATCCCGAAAAAATTGTTGAACCAGAACCATATGTTGCTGTTCCTGCAATTCAAGCAATTTCCTATGCAATGAATAGTGATGAATTGCGTAATCTATATGCCAATCTTCTTGCCAAATCTATGATTAAAGATACAAAAGATACTGTTCATCCCTCTTTTGTTGAAATAATCAAGCAGATGTCTCCTATAGATGCACGTATATTTCAATTAATAATGAATGCTGGGTCTCGACCTCTTATTAATCTAAGAGTAAAAAGGGAACATGGTGGTTCATATCCAATTCAATATCACTGCTCATGGATACAAGATTTTTCAATTAAACAATGTGCAACATCGCTTGATAGTTTATTGCGCTTAGGTTTAATTGAAATCCCATTCGACGGATATTACACCGACGAAAAAATATATAATCATGTAAAACAAAATCCTCTATTTAAAAAATTAGAACAATCCCATAAAAATTCTCTACCACCTGGAGAAACACTGGATTATGAAAAGTCTTACATAAAACTTCCTGATCTTTCTTTATTATTCTATGAAGTATGTGTCCTTAATCCTTAATAACTGCAAATCATTTAATTTGGTGCATGATATCATGCACCTTTTTCTGCTATTTTGAAATTATGCTGCTTAACTATAACTTCTTTTAGTTAACTAAAAAGATTTTGTCTATTTTATAACTCTGAATTTTCAACCTTGTTAAGATGATTACTAACATCAGCAGTTAATACTAGATTTCCAGATATATAACAACTTGTCTGAGTGGCAGATACAGTGATGTCTTTTACTGTATTATCCCTGACAATGTTATCAATCAAATTTAAATTCGTTGTTTTTTGGCTAATATTAATTCCAGTTTTATTTCCTATAACCACATTGTCTTTGATTGTAACATTTTCAAATGATGTCTCAAGAATCCCCGGTTTTTCGTTTCCTAAGCAAATTCCATTTCCTGTATTATCTCTTATCAAATTATTTTGAATAACGATTGATTTATTTTGGTAATCGCTGAAAAATCCACCATTTGCATTTTCGTATGCCTCATTACCGTCGAATATAACGTGTTGTCCACCACGCACTCCAAAACCGTAATTTCTGCCATTTCTGCAAATATTATTTGCAATAATCACTCCTTTTGGATAGGTAGGTGTTCTGTGTGCTGCATCTCCGAATATGTGTTGGTCCTCGAGAAAGATTCCAAAATGTCCGCAGTTATCGCAAATACAGTTTCTCACAATAAAATTTTCATTTTCCCATGCTCCCGTTCCAATTCCGACTCCTGCACCACCGGGGCTGTTATCTGCATGGATGCGTCCAGACTCGTAACAATAAATAGAGTCGATTACAACATTGTCAAGGAAATCAATTCCAAGAGATGTAGCGGGAGTACCAATTAATCTTAAGTCACGCCATACGCTGTTTTTAACATATTGATAAAAGAATGCCTTGCCATCACTTGAATATGTATCTATCGTACACTCTTCGCCATTTACCGTAAAATTTCTATAAGTACATCCCTCGATTGGAGTTTTGTTTTTTGCACTGTTATAGCCAAACATACAAACACCCTGTGAGCTATGCCCTGTCATTTTAAACACCGAATCCGTTAATGATTCCCCAACAATAGACACGTTACTTTTTGCTTTTATGCAACATTTACAACCACCAGTTCCCTCGATATATTGTCCATTTGATGTATCGAATTTATATGTACCTATTGGAACGTAAATCGTTCCACCACCATTTTGTGACAATTCATCGACCATTTGTTGAAATTTCAAAGAATTATCATCTGCATCCTGTGTGATTCCATAATCAAGCACATTATGATACATACCCAAAGCATCTCGCATCTTCAAAAAGTTTGCTTCCACATTTTTATTTAATGTTTCAACTGTCTCGAATCCATTCAACCAATCATTTAATGTTGGTTCCTCTTTTAACCACAAAATAGATAGTTTATCTTTGTTAGCCCATGTATCGTTATCTACACCAAACCATCCACAACTTTCTTTATGAACTTCACAATAAATCGTCTGCGTGCCACTTAATTTACTTTTTTCAAAGTATTGATTCAACTCCGAACAATCAAATTTACGGCATTCTGTCCATGGGTAGTTACTTGAGCTTGGTTTTTCTGGATAGGACCATAATTGTACCGTTTTATCTTTCGCAGTTCCAATGGCTCGAGAAACATCATAACCGTAGATACTCCAATTATTTATAGCAGATTTATATGGTGCACTAACACTCCCAAACTGTCGTCCTTGTAATCTCGTTTGCATTATCATATAAATGTATGGTGTCCCAACTTCAAACGGAATCATATAGTTTCTGTTATTTGCTGACTCATTTTCTGCATTAGCATCCCCTGTTGGAGTGTAAAAATGAAATTCTTTTTTATCAATAAAATCAATCTTATCTCCAGTGACAGCTTTATCTGCAATTTTCGATGTAGTGATAGAACCATCAGTTACTGCTACGTTTTTTAAAGATTCCTTTAGCAAACCAATCTGCTGTCTAACTGCTTCTCCCGCACTCTTATATACAGTACCATCAGCACCTGCTCTTACATCTTTTAATTCGGCTGAACTTATATCTGTCGCAATGTCTTCATATGCTATTGTTACAACTGCCATAAAAACATACTGCCCAACGACACTACTTGATCCCGAGTACACAGTTATAACATATTCATCGTTTGTTGACTCTACATTATAACTTGATGGGATGCCTTTACCATTTATTGCTACTCCATCTAATGCTTTAGCAATAACATTAGCATTTATAACTGTAGGTGATTTATCCTTTATGCTTTTCAGTGTTTCATTGTCTTTGCTACTAATTTTAAATGTAAGATCGCTAGCGCTGTTGTTTCTAATAGTTGCCGAATGTACTGTTACTAGTTTTGTTGTATTTACAGTACCTGTTAGTATAGTATCGATTCTTCCATTTATTGTATTGATATTAGAATCTAACTGTTTTTGCATATTTTTGTTTTCTTCGATTACTCCTGCAACAGACTCAGGATGCCCGGTCGCATCTTTATAACATTGCTCAATGCTGTCATGGATGCTTTGCCTTACATCTCGTCCGAGCTTCTTGTGTAACAAATTATCCAGTAATTCCTGTATTTTCGTCATTATTGCTTACCTCCTGCATCTGAATTGTCTTAACTGTTCCTGTTTTATCTGCAAAATATAAAATTCCATTCTCGACATATAGCTTTCCGTCTGTTTCCGGATAGTTGTCGGTTGAATGAAATTCTATTGTTTTCCCTACTTGCATTGTTCCCTCATTATTTGATATATAAGGGACATTTCCATATTTTTCTCCAACTACCCTATTTCCAATATTTTTTTGAATTTCTTGTACCGTACCTGCTGCACCTTTAGCTTTTTCTGCTGCTTCTTTTGCACTTTTTTCTGCGGCAGCAGATTTGGCCACTGCATCTGTAGATGCTACGGATAGAGTCTGTATCATGCCTTTTACATTATTTGTTCCTGCAACAGTGTCAGTCAGTGAACTAATTGTTCTTCCTAATGTTATCTTATTATTGGCCGGATTCTCTAAATCTAGTTCGTACTTACTTACAAGATAGTACGTGCTCACATCTCCGAATGTGCTCATGATTCCATGCTGTGTAGAAATGCAAGGAACAAGATCTCCAAGTCTGATTGCGTTAATATCAACATCAATCATATGCAGATCAACAGCTGTAAGTTCAATCGTGATTGCTAAGTTGATGCACTTCTGCAGATATTTATTTGCTTCTTCCAGTAGTTTGTCTGGATCATATACCTCAGAGAAATCAACCTTGTCATAAATCCAACCATACAAATTTACTGCGTCTTGGTTATATACGTAATCTGTTCCATTGTGTCCATTTGCTGTTGTGATTGTCACGTTGTCTTTTCCAACTGGTATAATCGCTGTTTTAATGTCTTCTGCTTTAGAGTATTTCTTCAGATCAAGAAGATTTTCTCCAAATCTGATAACCTGATTACTTACATTTCCGTATCGTTTCACATAATCGAGGTATCTCACATCATCCTCATGACGGACACGAAGATACCCATCATATTTCTCTAAAAAATTAGAATTAATAAAATCCCAAGTTTTCTCATAATTTGTCGATAAACTTGGGATCGTAACACTTTCAATATCGATCACACCGATTTCAAATCTCTTTGCTTCCTCTACCTGTGAATTATGTTCGTGAATTAATCTTTTAAAAATCTCTATATTGGTATCTGCTGTCCCAGCTTCTGTTGTTTCGGTTCCGTAATTATGCGGTCGCTGAATTGAATCTAACAAAAAAGACAACTCTCCTTCACAAGAGATTTGCCCTGTATTCTGAAAATCTTTTTCATCCGTTAAACTTCTTCCGGAAAATAACAGTTCAACATCTTCATAAACATCGATTCGAGATTTTAACTTATTGATATCGTTAACGTGAGGATGCGTTTGTAACATCCCAAAATCAAGATTTCCTGTTTTATTTAGTTCTAATGATATCTTAGGACTAAGCACCATATAATCCGGATCGCGGACATCGTGCAGTGTTTTCCCGTCACATAGTATCTTATACATTTATAAACTACCTCCTCGATAATCGACAGAAACTGTCCCATTTCCTGTAAACGTTAAAAGGTTATCCCCTTCTGATAACCAGATATCGAACACTTTACTTTTGCCCTTTGGAAGGTCATAAGTGACCCCGTTATATGTAACCTGCATCGGTGTATCGCATTTGATCACAGGGATCACTCTCTTTCTTCTTCCATAAATATTTAGCTCGTATTTTCCAGAAACTTTGATGTTTCCATATTCACGGATGATATCAGTTTCAAAATTAAAATCATCCCATAACCAATCTTCCAGAGACGAAGCAACTTCATACTTATATGGATCGACTTCTCCGGACATTACAAGCTTTCCATTTATACGATCTGTCTTTTCGACATCAATCGTAAGTCGGCCAATGTAATAAAAAGATGGATCAGTATCGAGTATGATCTTCATTTTCTTACCAACCAGGTAATTTGCAATGTCCGATACAATAGATCCCCATTCAAAAAAGTCTTCGTCTGGAGTTTCAAATTCTAGGGACAGACTACGATTCTTATACTTAACATCTCCACCAGTAACTGCTTCCGTAATATCCAGTGTTCCGTCTGCTCCTGGCACATCCTGTTCATAAGTTTTTGGCTCTGGAAAACCAAGAGTGATCGCAGTCCATCCAAGATTCCAATCCTTTAAGGTATGTTTTTCTCCGATCGTGACTCCTAATGTTCCTGGCATACTATACACCTCCTCTTGATTTTCGTGTTGCTCTTGTACTTAATTCTGTATCCATGTAAGGGGCGATCACTCTTGTAATCTCTCGACCATCTATGACTACTGGAACTTCTATTCGCTGTGGACCGGTATATACTGCAGCTTTTTCTCCTTCTGTTTGGACTGTCTGCATTACCGGTTGCATCCTTGTAGTAATCGTCTGCATCTGCAGGTTGATTGCATCCTGCATCCTTGACTGAATATCTTGAACGTTCAACTTCGCTTTCGCAAATTTCTGTGCCATGTTCTGAGAAATCGTTCCCATTTGTTTATACAGATTTGGAGCTTCTTTTTCATGTCCTTTGATTGCTCCCTGAATATCATGGGAACCAATCTTTGCAAATTCTCGAGATGGGGAATGAATCTTAAGTGTCTTTTTGGCTGTCTTAATAATATTCTGGCAGATTTTCTTCATGGATTTGCTGAGGTTTCTGGTTTCGCTTTCCATACCTGCAGTTAATCCCTTGGCGATATTAACTCCTGCCTGTTTCATCTCTTTCTGCAGATCATCTGTGACTGTTTTCATTTCAGATTCATAATTTGCTTGAAGTTTTGCAAGATCATCTCCAAAGAAGTTTTCAGAAAATGTTTTGGACATGCTCTGTTGCTGATTCCACTTATTAATGTAAGCCTGCTGTTCAGCTTCTGACATATGCTGAAACCATGCCATATAAGCATTTCCTGCATCAATATCCATTCCGAGAATCTTTTCCATCATGGACTCAGGAATCTTGTTTTCTAGCAACCTCAAGTTCTTCTGATACTTTTCAATATCCATGATATTCTGATCAAGGTTATAGATATTTCCCCAAGATTGCTGTTTATCAGTTAAACTGTCCATCTTGCTCTTGATGTTGTTATACGCTTCCTGGTATTCATCTGACAGATCCTGTAACTTTTCCTGTGCAATCTTATTTAATCGATCAGCTTCTTTCTCAAATGCATCATTGTATGCTGCTGCCGTTTTTTCTCCCGCAATTTTTAATTGCTTTTCTTCTGCAGCATTCTGCTTCTTTAACTTTTTCAGCTGTTTTTTTAATTTTGCTTTTTTCTTTTTATTTTTTGTCTTACTGATCTTATCTTGAAGATTTTTCTCTGCTGTATCGTGCTTCGAAGAAACTTTACTTGTCTGCTGATCAATGATTTCTTGTACAGTTTCTGATGATCTTGACTTTGCTGTGTTGAGTGCTTCGGATATTCCAGAAACAAGGTTGTTTCCAATATCGGAATAATTCCCTTTCTTGGAAGCACTCTTAGCTGCAGATAACGCTTCATTTACAGATAGCTTCATTTCTGCATTGAGTTCTGTCTGTCCTTCTCTGACACCCTTTGCTACACCTTTTGGAATATTCTTACCAATCGCATCTTTATATACACGAGATGGAGAATGGATTCCTAAGGCTGTTGCTGTAGCTTCTACCGATGCGTTAGCCATCTCTCCAGAAGCATCTTCCACATCTTTCGTATGCTTTCGGATACCTGCTGCCATTCCTAACGGCATCCATTTTCCTACGTCACTATCCATGACACGGGATGGTGAATGAATCTTACCTTCTGCTTTTGCGGCTACAACTGCTGCTCTTACTGTTTCTCTTGCGGCTGCTGATACAGCACCGGAATTTGATCTGATACCAGATGCAATTCCTGCAGATAAATTGCTACCAACGGATACAAAAGAAGATTTCTGCGCACTTGCTCCGGAAGAACCTGCTTTAGCTACTTTTGAACCTGCAGATTTTGATGTTCCAGATTTTGATGTGATCCCTTTAGAAAATTCTGATGTCATCTTTCCGCCGGCTGTTTTTGCTTTGCCTGAACCAGAAGCAAGCCCTGCTGCGGTTGTTTTGCTGATTTTATCCGCAGCTGATTTTGCTTTGCCGGATCCTTTTGAAAAAGAGGATAAATAACTATTAAACGATTGAACTCCGGCACTTGAATTATTCGTAGCAGTAATCTTACTTGCCTTTTTAATCGCCGTACTATTTTTCTTAACTGTGGTAGCCACTTTTCCTGTTTTGGTTGCAATAGCATCAAACGAGCTTGCTGCAGCTGAATTATCTACCTTGCCGATTTTTAAACCGTTTTTTATCTTTTGTGCTGTACTATCAATAGCTTTTGTAAGACCAAATGCATTCTGATCTCCGGATAAGTCTATCTTTGTTAGTTCTTTGATTGCATCTTGAACTGGCGTCTTTCCTTGTGCAACTTTCGTTGCAAGTTCTGTTGGAATCTTAGACCCATCAATTCCTGCTTTTGTTATTGCTTCCTGGAAAGAAATCATACGACTCAATGCAGCTGCTGCTTCCCTTGGCTTTCCACTACCAGATGTGATTGCATTTGCTAAATAGTCCGGTACCTGTATACCACCTTGCTGTGCCTTAGCTTTCAGATCTTCGAACGTGACAAGATTTTTTACTGCCTGCACAGACGTAGGAACCGCATATTGTCCAGAACTAATTCCCTGTGCTACATTATCAGGAACTTTAACACCTGCATCCTTTGCTTTTTGAATCAGATCAGTCCAATTGATCGCATTCTGTATCTGTTTTGCAGCACTCTTAAATGATATGGATCCATCAGAAATACCTTGTGCCAAATACTGTGGGATCTTCATTCCCTGTTCCTGCATCTTGGCCAACTGATCGGAATTAACCAGATCATCTAATTTGATTAAACTCTTTAATTCCTTTCCGGATGTTGGATTTGCATAAACACCTTGTTTAATTCCCTCTTCAACAGACTTCGGAATATCACTTGCTTTAATCTTTGCTTGTTTGGCCAGATCATCTAATGATTTTAGATACTCTGTATAATTTGTCTGAGCTGTATATTTGTCTGTATATGTAGTCAGTTCTTTTTGTGCTGCATTTAAGTTTTTACCGCTCTGCTCAACAGCCTTATTGGCTGTCATCATTGCATCATAGTATTTTGTCAGATCATTAGAAGCTTTCTTATACTCATCACTGCTTGTTGTTATCTTTCCCTGGTTTACCTTTGCAGTAACCTGATTCATTTTTTTAACAGCAGCATTATATTTGTTTGTTGCTTCTGTTTTTTTCTTAATGGCATTTTCATTCTCAATGTCAGCTTTGGCTACTTTGGATGCGGCACTTTCCATCCCTTTTTGGTAAGCCTTAGCCATTGCCTGTTCTTTTAGCGCTACAATATTCTTTTTGATCGCAGAAGTGGACTTATTTAGCTTATCTGCTTCTTTGTCATACTCAAGATTCAATCCAGGTAATAATTCGTTTAACTGCTTAACAACACTCGCGATCTGTGCTTTTGTTCCGGCGCTTTTATGCTCAACATTCATCAGTTTTGTTAATCTCTGATACAGCTGATCTGCCTGAACACCATTTGCACGTGTAGAATCCACATTTTTCTGATTTTCTTTATGTAAGCTCTTGATCGATGCTGCCATCTCTTCTTGTTTCTTTTTGAGTTTTGTACAAGAAGAATAGTATCGATCTGCTTCTGTAACCGCTTTTTTCTGTGTCAAAGCATATGCTGCGACTCCTGCTGCTAATGCTCCAACTGCCACTACTGCAATTCCAACTGGTCCACCTAGAGCCGCACTTGCAGCTTTAAAAGCGGTTGTTGCTGATGTTGCTTGAATTGTTTTACCGGTAAATAGCTGAATAGCAGTTCCTAATAGCTGAACTCCAATACTTGCCCCTTGCGTAGCTGTAGATACAGTTCTAAAAGCTGTTACTACAGTCGTTACCGCCTTGTAGCCTTTAAATACGGTCAATAAACTAGCTGCAACTGGTAATGCAACTTCCATATTATTACCAACAAGTTTTGCCGCAGCTCCTAATACTTTTACTCCACCTTTGCCGGCTACCATAGCCACTTTTCCAAGATTTTCAACCGTATTTATCGCTTGCTTCGGAACAATCTCTTTTATTCCACCTTTTTTCAATTTGTTAGATAAAATCCTTAACTGTGCTGTTCCAACACCGACAGCCTTTGTTAGCGGCGTTTTGATATCTTCATAAATGCCGATTCCAACAGACTCTGCTACTGATCCGAGGTCGTACAATGCTCCTTGCAGATTGTTGTTCATAACATCGGCCTGTTTCTTTGCTGCGCCAGAAGAATTATCAATCGCCTTTTGTAATTTGTTGAAATCAGAATCAGATGCATTAACGATTGCCAACAGACCTGACATCGCTTCCTGTCCTGCGATACTTGAAGCATAAGAAGCTTTCTGACTTTCTGTTAATCCAGAAAATTTTTCTCTCAATTCTGCCATCGTTTCACGAAGTGGCTTCATGGATCCATCAGCTTTTGTTGTACTGATACCAAGCGCATTTAATGCTGTAGCTGCATCTTTCGGAGGTTTGACAAGTCGCGTAATGATAGATCTCAGAGATGTACCTGCTTGGCTTCCTTTGATTCCGGCATTCGCCATCAGTCCAATTGCTGTAGCTGTATCTTCGATACTATATTTCATGGATCCGGCCAATGGTGCAACATACTTAAAGGTTTCTCCCATCATTGCAACATTGGTGTTAGAACTACTCGATGCTTTAGCCAGTACATCTGCAAAATGTCCGGAGTCCTTTGCTTTCAGTCCAAACGCAGTCATGGAGTCCGTCACAATGTCGGATACTGTTCCAAGATCTTCTCCGGAAGCTGCAGCTAAGTTCATAACACCAGACAATCCAGAAACCATCTGATTTGTTTTCCATCCTGCCATAGCCATGTACTTAAGTGCTGTAGCAGATTCCGTAGCAGAAAACTTCGTTGTAGCTCCCATCTGCTTTGCTTTTGCAGATAGCTTTTCCAGGTCTTTTCCAGATGCTCCGGAGATTGCCTGAACCTCACTCATTCCTGCTTCAAAAGACTTACCTACATCGATCGTCTTTTTTGCGGCCACCACAGATGCAACTCCAATTACTGCTGCAGATTTTTTCATCAATCCGGCCATCTTTGATGTTGCGCTCTCTGTACTTGCTACTGTACTTTGATTAGATTCTTCCCAAGACTTTTTTGCGCCATCTGCACTTTCTTTTGCAGTATCCTTTACCTTTTTATGAGACTGCTGCATCTTCGTAGATGCGGATTCTGTTCCTTTTGCTGCTGAATCAGCTCCTTGTTTGGCTGCCTGTCCTGCTTTCGATGCTGAATCTTTTGCACTCTTTTCTACTTGCTTTCCAGTTTTCTCTGCGGATTTAGCAACTTCTTCTACACTCTTTTGTGCTTGATCAGAAGCTTTATCTATATCCTGTGCTGTACTCTTAGAAGAAGACTCAACTTCTTTCTTAAGATCATTTAATCCTTTTTCTGCACCAGAATTATCCAGTTTGGTTTCTATTGTAACTGTACCATCTGCCATGTTTCCACCTCGTCAAATAACTAAAAATTTAAAGTTTCTAAGCTATTTGACGTCCTGGGTGCTCAACCTGCAGATCCAAGCTCTCGCCTATTCGCTTCTCTTATCACAATATTCCTGACAGATCACCACCATTTAGCAGTATCTGCGTTATCTCATCCTGTCTCTTTTTCTCTTCTTTGCTTATCTCATCCGGAAGTGCATAGATCTTTTGCATCTCCCGTATCCTTTTTCTCTGTTCTTTGTCAAAATTCTTTAACTCAGCTCCACGATATCCGATGATCTCACAGATTTTACAATCATCATGCAAGGCACTGAATAATGACATAAACTTCCACCAATGTAAAAAATCAACCTCAAACAGATCAATCTTATAATCCTGCATAAACCCTGCATTAATATAATCAAAATCATGTTCAAAGCTGATCACTTTCTTTTTTGTCTTTGCTTTCGAAGTTTCTTCTTTTCCACACGAATAAAACCACAGCATCTTTTCCATTGCTTCTTCCAGATCATCTGGAATGTTATCTTTATAGAAAATCTTTAACGCATCATAATACTTTGCGTTCGTGATTGCATCTTTTTCATTGATCTCAATTTCCTTCATCATTTCCTTTGCAAAGTTCTTTTGATCTTCCGTGACTTCTTTTCCAAAGATAATTCCTTCTATGTTCATGATCGTTCGAAAGTCAGCATTGATCTCATATTTTTCACTCCCGATATCCACAGACACCGGGAGTTCTCTCCTGATCATTCAGCTCCTAACATTTCAGCAATATCGTTTAACGTTTTATCATGTGTTGATAACTGTGCATTTTTTATCTTATAAAGCTTTTTCACCGCCTTTGTTCTCTCCGATAAATCATGTTTTGAAGTAAACATCTTGTCTGATGCTCCATTTCCAAACAGTTTATCAAAAAATTTGCTAATCACTTCTGATTCATACGCAACACCCTCCGGCCCGATCGTACCAGTAGTTGCATTCTTTTTTTCATACTCTTCGAGTTCTTTCCACATTTCTTTACTTGTATCATTAAATTTCTTCAACATCTCCGCATCCATAATATTAAATGCAAATCTCTCTTCATTCCAAATAAACATATATCTTACTCCTTAATTTCAATTTTAAGCTCGCTTTCGTTTACTCCGTTGCTGAATCCGGTGTAAATGTCTTTGTCTTTATATCAAATTTACCCATAACAGGATCTCCCTTGTCGTGAAGCGTTCCCTCAACCTGTAATTCTCCGTCATTATCAGAGAAACTTGAAATTTCAGCAGCTACGGTAAACTTACGTGCTTTGAATGCTGTCCCGGAGGTATCTCCCTCTGCTTTTTCATCCAGATCAACGCGAACAAATTCACGTTCTGCATCTGCTCCTGTTTTCCTTTCCTTACCGATACTGATCAGGTCCTTAATAACTACTTCGCTTGGAATCTGATCGGCTGTAAATCCGTGCTCACCTTCATAGCTTGTAATGCTTGATGTGGATGATTTATCATTGATATATTTTTTACTTGTTGTCTGCGCTCCTGGATCTTCATTTAACTCTGTAAAACCAGTTCCCATTAATTCAAACGCTTCAGACACCTTTAAATAAGATGCTTCCTGATAACGCTGTTTTACTGTTTTGCTTGCTGTTTCTTCCATTTTATATTCCTCCTAATTTCTGATAATAAATTAACTGGCACTGAATCTGGTACTGTGCTTTTGATGCATCTGCGTTAAACACGTAGCCATTTGTCAGTGCCTGTATTTTAATTGCTCTTTTTCCTTTATCCATTTCCGGAAGATCATTATTGATCGTACATCGTTCCAACCAGTCTGAGAAATCTTCGTAAAACTCCGCCACATCGATATTCTCTGCAACGTCTGCCCCGAAGTACTCTCTACTTGCCAGGATAAAATTAAAACGGCGTTCTGTGTCACCGTTAATATACCGTTTTTTAATTGGCTGAGACGTTACAGATGCTTCAATCGCATAACTTTTTGTATCTTCCGGAAGATGTTCCACGCCAACCAGATCATCAAAAGTAGATAAACCTGGATAGTCCTGGATAAATGCTCTCACACTTGCGATTACACTCATTCTGCTTTCCCTCCAATAAACTTCGCAACAGATTCTGTAATCTGATCACCATTATTCGCCCAACACCTCTTATCCCATTCTTTGCCACGGAATCCACTGCCTTTGTTCTCCCAGTATTGTCTCTGTGCATATGGTTGCACATAAACAATAGAATCTTGATTCTCTATTGCAGTATTTTTTAGGACCCCATGATCAAACGGAACATACGGATCCATTTTGTCCCGGAACTCTCCGACAAAAAATCTTTGTGCTGGTCCATTTTTCTCTAATCCTTTTAACTTAAGAATCTGTTCTGGCGAAAAATCTATCTTTACTTGTGTTGCCATCTAAGCACCTCCGATTCTCCAATGTGGTAAACTGCCTCTTCGGTTATCTGAAAACGACAATACCTTTCCTGTGTACTGCTGCTTTAAAAATTCTGATTCTTTCTCAAAATCTTCTAACAACCCTTTTCCAAACAGATCCCCGTTGTTGATCGTCCAATACTTTTCTGCTTCTTCTGCAGATAATTCCCGATACTTGTCTGCATCGATATATTCTCTCCCTTCTGTATCTGCAGATAACGGGATGCGGATCTGATACAAATCGGCAGAACTGAGTCCCTGATCGGTAATAGTTGTCTGCTGCTTTGTGTAAAAATTAACACCTTTGATCTGAGTCTTTAAATAGATCTTTCGTGCTGTCTTTTTATCAACTCCGTGACTGTTATAGATCGTGAGGTCTGCATTTGTCATCATATGGCCCACACCCCCTGTACAAGAGTCCTGTATGTGCAAGATAAGGATACGCCGCTTTCTTACAACGGTGCTCCACAGTGCCTGTTGTTTTGCTCTGACTCGTCACAAAACTTACACTGTATCCATCGTTGTTCTCACTTGCGATCTCCCTTCCTGCATCATCTTTTCTCATTCTATCCTGATACATTACATCTGCCACTGCACATGTGGCCAAGCTTACTTCTTCTGGAATCTCTGTCATATCATCGACTCTGGAAAATGTAAGAAACTTCACAAAAATACTCGCCTTTAAGATCATTCCAGGGAAAGCTTTCTCCGGTATGATCTCGCCATAAAATTTATTTTCGTAGAAATCCCTGTTTGCATATTCCACCATACCGGATCACCGCCTATCCTCTGGAAATGATTCTTGCAATTGGAATTGCTTTATGATCGATTACTTTCTTATCTTGACCAGTTTTTCCGTTGTTGACAAGTTCCCAGTTAGATCCATCTGCAAGTTCTGCGTCTGTTGGCGAATTTGTAGCCTGTTTTTTCTTTGTATAAGAAATTCCATATGGGGCAAATACTTTTCTCTGTCTCATAAACAATGTATCCTCCCCACCATTTTTCATTGGATTACGATACATTTCATATGGGACTTTTGCACCAATGTCTTCGTAATCAAATGCTCCATCTCCTAATGCGAAGGTTGTATATTTCGTATAAGCTTCCTGTGCCGCAACATAACCAGACTCTCCTTTTGTTCCGCTTTCTTCTACTGCAGCAACTTCTTCCGTTGGCATAGAGTCATCGATCAGAACTAAACGGCCATTCCATGTTGCAAGTGTTAACTGTCGTTCAATACCATTTGAATCAGTCTGAGTCATATATTTTAACAGCTTCAAATTTTCAAGATTTGTTGCAACTGCACTGTGCATGATCGCAATTGTGAATTTGGATTTATTATCCCCTGATGCTCTCTGTAAAGCTGTATTTAAAGTATCTGCCTGTACAACATTTTTAACATTCCCATCCTTATCTGTTGCAGTAACTTCTGTAATATCAGAAGTATGATTATCCACGAAAGTCTTGTTTTCTTTTCCTGTCATTGCAAAGATACCTTCCAGTTCTTTTACAATGGTCAACTGGTCAAGATCGGCTTTATAGTCATTCACCTGTGCTGCAACATTATCCATAAAGCTTACACCGCCTGTAATGTCTTCGGAAAAGTCTCGTTCTGTCCATCCTTTCATACGTCCAACTACAACAACACCTCTTTCGAATGTATCTGTGCTGTCCGATGTAAGATCGGTCTCGCCATCATAATTCTGTGCAGTTCCACCAATTAAACCATGCATTGGTAAAGTTGCATATGATGTTCCTGTCTGAGAACTGAACGTATTTTTAATATCCTGATTACCTTTTAAGGCTCTTGATTTGATCAGTTCGTTTCTTTTTAAATTTGGAATCCTCTCTGTATAAGCACCAAATGCCTGAGGATTAAATGATTTAGAATCAAATTTTGCTCCTGCCATTTTTTACTCCTTTATTTAAATTTCTGCTCCGGGATTCTGTTCCATATAGTCACAGAGTTCCGAATATGTCATTTCACTTGGTTTCTTTCCACCAATACCGCCGGAACCACCATTTGTTCCTTTAACGATTGTTGGTGCAGGTTCATCGCTTTCAAACAAAAAGCCGTTTTCTTCCTTGATCTGTGACAGCTGTTCGTCTAAACCAATGATCTTTCCATCGTTTAGTTTCAGTCCGTCCATATCAAGTAACGCTTTAACCGCTTTGCTGTTTCTGGCTTTCGCTCCTGCCAATGCTGCAGTTAACGCATAATCAAATTTCATTTCTGAAATCTGAGCATCTGCATCACTCTTTGCTTTCTCAGCTTTCTCTTTCCAGTCATCTGCTGCCTGCTTGATGCCGTCAATATCCATGTCTTTAAACTTCTGAATCTCTGCATTTGCATCGTTTACCTGAGTTTCAAGATTCTCCGCTTTAAGCTTATAGCTGTCTCGCTCCTGAGTGATCTTCTCTGCTTTCTTCTGTTCTGCTGCGATATCCTTTCCGTTCTCAGCCATGATCTTATCGATCACTTCCTGGGAAAGATTTAAACCTTTTAAAAAATCTGTTTTCATGTTACTATGCTCCTTTCGTATTAGGTTGTTTTAGGCGTGTAACCGACCGCCACGAACCGACTGTTTAAGGTCTGATCAGCTGACCAATGTTATTTCTTTGCATAAAAATAACACCCAGATCTCTCTGCGTGTCCTCTGCAGCTTAACCCTGCTGCGGGGAGATATTTGGATCACCATCCCTTCTATTCTGCTGACTTCATGTTTCGCTGCTCCTTTCTTAAAATTTCGTATAAAAATACCACCTGACATTGATCAGGTGGCGTTTAATCTAAATTAAGTTTTTCTTTACATGCATCGCAATAAAATGATTTTGTTGTTTTTGGATTTCCAACTGGCACTAACTTTCCTTTTTTGCATAATGGACAAGTTGCTTCTTGCCCTTGTCTTACTTTTTTAATTGCTTCATCAACTTCATCCCAAAATCTCATATATAATCACCTCCACGGTAATTCTGGATACAATTCTTTTATTTCTTTAATTATACTTCTTAATTCATCTGCAGTCAATGTATTACGGCGATACTTATGTTTTAACTCCTGAGCTCTGCAAACGCATTCTGACCACTGTGATCCACCAATATCATATCGATGATGTGTTATTTCATGAATCAATGTTTCAGCGGTTTTTTCAATTGTTTTTGTGTCTGATGCATAAATACGAATATTATCTTTCCATTGCTTTCCGTATAATTTATCTGGATTATCAACATGATATGCTAATTCTATATTAATTTCCGGATGATCAACAATATATTTCATTGTCTCTTTTCCAATGTCGGACTTATTCAAATTTCTCTGAACACTCCAATGATTGATCAGATCCTTTTGTCCTAAATTAAAATCAGTTAATCGTTCTGTAAATTTAGATTCATTGACTTTTGTTTTTCTGTTACTCCATACAGCTTTCTGTGCAACACTACGACCAAATCCAACGATATCTCCTGCTTTGTTCTTCACTGCATGGATCTGAACTCTGGCAGATTCATATCTTCTTCCTGTTTCTTTACAGAAAGCTTTCAATGCCGCTTCCTGTTTCTTTAATCTTACAGATTCTTCATTAAAGCGATTCTGTAAAGTATTTTTCAAAGTATCATCTTTCGCTTCACTGATCGCTGAATTATATCCAGCAAGTTTCCTCTTTGTTTCTCTGATCTGTCGTTCATGACTTCTCTGCATCTGACTTGCTTCATATTCTGTAAATTGCTTTCCATTGTATTCCACATTCTTTGCAGAATAATCATCTAACATTTCTTGCGTATATGCTGGTGTCGATATTCCTGGGAAGAATGCATGGAAGTTATGGCGGCAATTCCAACCGCATAACCCTGGTCCTGTTCCATATCCTGTTGCTTCATAGAAGTTTTCATACTTCGGATCCGTCCCAGATAAACAAAAAACCTTCCCTTGCCATACGGCATGTTCCGGTCTTGCTCCTTCATGTGCAGTTGTTTCAACATAATCACAGTTCTGATCTTTTGCGTATTGCAAGTTCATTTCTGCTGCAGTCTGGTTTACTCCGGTAAGTACAGCTCTTCTTACCGCGACATCTAATTTATCGACATGCTGTGACGGATATAAGACTTCTGTTCCCTGCACTGCTGCCTCTTTGATCGCATCTGCAATTGCTTTGTCATAACTGAATGCTCCAGAACTAACTTTCATCTGTGCTCTATTACAAGCTTGTATGTAAGCTGACTGTGATCTTACTGCGGTTGTCATCGTGAGATTATCAAGTTCCTGGCATGTTTTTCTGATATTTGCTTGCAAGATTCTCTGCATTCCATTGGACTGATTTAACTTAATATCTTCTTTGCCTGCCTGTTTGTAATATACAGCCTCGTTCTTTAAATTCCTAACACCTGCTTCTTCATACATTCTCTGAACTTCATGCTTTTGATATCCAGATACCTGACTTACTCGCTTGATCGTATCTTTATAAACAAGACCTGCATTCTGTAAAACTTCAGCCTGATGTTTTGTTGACTCTGATACATTTCCCATCTTTACGATTCTTTTTGCCATATCAGATATGATCGTTATTGTCAGAGTGTCAATGATGCCAAGTAACTGATCGGAGAACTTTTCCAAATACTTCGGATCAAGCATCTGTGATCACCTACTCTTCCTGGATGGTAAAACGATCATCCTGTGCCGGCATCATTTTCAATGCTTCTTCCTCAGATACGCCATACTTGGCCGCAATGTATATTTCTTTTCGGATCAGTCCTGCAGTTGCATCCTGCTGCATACTCTGCAGTTCCTGTTCTTTGTCGATCACGATCGAATCGTCCCAGTCAAAACTGATCTCGTATTTCTTGCCACCATTTAGATTAGCAAGCTGTGCGATCACATCCATTGCATAGATTAATTGTTCTAATGCTTTCTGCAAAGCTTTTTGAATATCAGATACTGTGCTGTATGATCGTTGTTTACTTGTCTTAATCTCTTCTGCAGTCTTATCAACTGTGTTCAGATCGCTCAGAGTTCCATATGCCAATCCAGAATTAAACTCTACCCTACGAAGAATCGCATTAAATCCATTGATAAGGCTCTCATCACGGATCGGCGGTGCAAATACCTTGTACTGCTCCTTATCATCGTCAAAATCCATCATTCGGAAAAGTCTTTCTTTTCCTTTTGGAAGGTCAAATTCTCCGTTTTCTTTTCGCTTAAATAAGCTAACGTCTCCATCAATTGCTAATTCAGATCCCTCAAATTCCCATAATATCCTCGTCCATTGATAATCCGCTTCTTTGATGTCATCTACCGCTCTGGAATATACAGATACTCCCAACGGAGATGAATCATCAACGTTATTTGCGTTCGGAATCTTGAAATATGCAAATAACGGCTTCTTCACATTTATGATTGTGACGGTTTCTTCAAGATCGGCCCACTCCGGTACAGCACTAAGCGGTACTTCTTTTCCTAACACCTCAACGTTATCAAGGTCCTGCCTTACAAAAGCTTTGTTGATAATGTAGTATGTAGCCGTCTTTTCATCGTGTCGATGATATTCCAGTCTTGTATATACCTGTTTTCCTATCGTGACAGTTTCCATAAATACTGCTGCAATAACTTCTCCTCTGGAATTAAATTTTACAGGAAAGAACCGATCGGCCTGAACCATGTCCACTTCTATATGCCCATCCGACACGTAAGGCTTCATTGCAAGTCCACCCTTTGCACAGGCATATTCCGTATAGGTTCGTATATTATCAATCACAGTTTGATATTCATCATTCAGAAACTTATTCCCTGTGATCTCTGTCTTTAGTTCTAACGTAACAAGCCTTGCAAATTCTCCGGCAATGGCAGCAGGCAATCCGCAAAGCTTTAGATCTTTTCGTTTCCAAGGCGGCTGATTTTTATACATCTTCGACCAGAGATCAATTTCTCTTGCCATCTTGTCCGATACGGCAATATCAACTCCGATCGCATCCTTAATATTTTCTTTTCCAAGCATTTTTCTTATCACCTGCCTTATTCGCTCAATAATTTCTTTTATCATTTAATCAACTCCATTTTCGTTCACGTCTTACGATCGTGTAAGCAAAATATCTCACTGCATCCATGCAATGATCATGTTGCTTCACTGGTTTATCTTCTCCACGTTCCAATGCCTTATCATCCCAGATATAAGAGCCAAACTCTTTGATTGTTTCTTTACAACATTCAGAGAACAGTAATACACCTAGATTTAACAGATTTCCGACAAATCGAATACCATCAAGTACATCATTCTTTGCTTTCTTAACCTTGAATCCTCTTTTCTTAAGCTCTGCGATAAAGGATGCTGCTGCCGGATCGACAATGATCGATTCAACATTGATTCCTTCCAGGAACTCTTCCATGTCATCTGCATACTCTCCATCGGTCTTCTGCGTGGTCTCATCTCGGCCAGAATAGTAATATTCTTTCGTAGCAACCCACTGACCTTTCTGGTTCTTCTCCCATAAAAGATATACTGTCGCATTCTGTGTACCATAATCGACACTGACGTATTTACTGCCGGTTGTTGACTGCTTTTCTGATGTGGCATGCTTTTCTATATTAAACATGTCGTAAATAATTCCCTCAGCTACGGCCCACAGACCTAAGATATAACGTTTATAAAACACTCCGGTATACATTGCTCGATATCGAGCTTTAATTCGCTCAGATAAGCTTAAATTGTCGTCCATCGTAAAGTGTAGATAGACAAGTTTCTTTTCATCTGCACGATCAATCCAGTTAGTTTTAAACCAATGATAAGGTCCATCGGGGTTGCAGTTGAACCAGTATTTAGATCCATCAACGGAACATCGTCCTGTTGCCTGGTTAACAAAAGATTCAGGCATCAGTGCCACTTCATCAAAAAAGACTCCTGCAAGTGTGATACCCTGTATCAAGTCCTGTGATCGCTCATCCTTACCGCCAAAGATGTAAAAATAATTTTCTTTGCCACCTCTCCGGATAACAACTAAGTTATCAGCTCTGTGATCTTCAACGTGGTATCCTCGACTCTTAAGCATAAGCTTTAACCAAAAGAGTACGTTTCTCCGGAAAGAACCAATCGTCTTACCGCACATACCGAAGTTCTGGCCATTGAACGTTTCCATTGCCCACATTGCAAAGGATAAACACATAGAAACTGTTTTCCCCGATCGAATAGCTCCATCTGCTATGATTCCATCTTGATCATGCACTGGCGAATTTGGTAGCCACCAGGTAAGTATCTTTTTCTGCTTCTTAGAGAATGGCCGAAACTTAAAGACAGCTTTCTTTATTCTTCTTCCCATACATCTGCCACCTCACCTTTTAAGGCTTCGATGAATCCATCGTCTTCTGTCTCTTCTTCGGATGTTCCGGACATGATCGCTGTCTTAGCTCTAATCTGTTCGATCTTCGCTTTCTGTTCAGCTGTAGCAATATCCATATGGTCTGCAAGCCATTGCAAAGCTTTCATCTTATCAACCAGCTTAATGCTCGCTCCGTCTTTTCCTTGCTTCACTTCCGTGATCAGCGTTCCATCAACATCTTCAGATTGTTTGAATTTCACAGTATTAACTTCTTTTTCGAGAACCTCTTTTTCTCCAGTTTCTTTGTTTTCTACCATTACTGGACCAAAAGCACCCATAACTTGAATATTTTCTCGCCCAAACGATACATAATCTGTTACATCCGCAAATGCAATATCCATAAACTTTTGAAAGATATCTTCCTGCTTTAGCAATTCTCTGTTCATATGATTCTGCTTTAGCTGTTCAATCTCTTTTCTGATCACTGGATTCTTCATAAGTCTGCTTCCTAATACGGCAGCAGATGCATAAGTACATCCTGGATAAGCTTTCATGTAAGCTTTCGTGTAATTAAACATCCTAGATTGATACAAACAAAAAAGCTGCTGCTGATCGGTAAGTTCATCGTTGATCACGACCTGACTTACATCCTCTGCAACGGCTTCTTTTTTGTGTGCACCCTTTTTATTTTGTGTGCACCCCTTTTGGATGCATTTTGTCTTTTTGTTCCTCGACCATGCGTATCGTTTCTTCCACGATTTCACAGTATTCATCGAGACTCCATACTTGGTAGCAATGTCTTTATACTTCATTCCGGCTACATAATCAGATTCTGCCAATATGTAGTTTTTTTCTTCATTCACACATTACCACCCTCCTTCTTCAGGTACTCGCATAGTTTCTCACATTTCTGAGCATTACTGCATCGAATTATTGTATCCACTTTACAACCAGTCCCTACATATCCTCTGCTCATAACCTGTGTTTCAGGTTTGAACTCTTCACAGTTCTGGCAGTAATCTTCTACTTGTAATCTGATCATATGTTTTCCCTCCTATATTTCAAATGGACCTCCGGGGACTCGAACCCTGGACCAATCGGTTATGAGCCGACTGCTCTGACCTGCTGAGCTAGAGGTCCTTATGCCGGATTGCTCCGGCTTTTATTCTTCTGTGTGACATGTATTTGTCAGCTTATACACGTCCTCATATAGTTCCTGTTTGTCTCCGTTGTACGTGTATTCTGCATAGATACCGTCCCCACTTACTGTAGTAGATACCAGGCATTTGTAATTCTGCAAGGTCTTGCAGCTCCATACAACAAATACATTACTCAGATCAATCGGTTGAACGTCGTTAGGTCCTTTTTGTGGGTTATCGCTCTTGTTATACCAATCAACCATTTTTCTTTTGCAAACACTCTGAAAGTGATCCATTCCTGTAATAATCATTTTGCTTCTCCTTTTACTCAGACATCAAATCTACATTTTCAATCGCTGCCCTTGCTTCAAGCACTGCAATATACTCAGACATTGCTTTGATCTGCATGTTGTAAATGCTACGAGGGCAAGTTGGTTCAAACTCAAGTGTTCCATCATCCCACTTTTTAAGCATTCCCTTTAATCCTTCATAACGAATTACTAACTGAGCATATTCTGCCTTGAAACGTTCTTTATAATCTGTACTTATCATGCCAACAGCTGTTGCCGGTAATTTGTTTTTGTCATATTCGATATAATCAGTTTCGAACATTTCTTTTGGCAACCACTGCTCATGTCCATTCTCATATTCCATCAAGTATCCTTCATCCATCGGATCTTCATCTGCAGGAATCTGCCATCCTCGATAATCGTTATAATCACCGCGTGTCATAGGTTCTGCTTTAACGATTTTTGTTCCAATATACTGTTTCATTCGTTACCACTCTTTCTAAATTTACGCATAAAAAGACTCGGGGTCCGAAGATCACCCGAGTTCATTCAACTTACAAGAAGAGCATCAATATGAAGTATCGCTTCATCTAATCGCTCTATCCTATATATTAGCCTATTTTTTGCGAACGTGACCGAACATTTTCTAATTTTCTTGAAAAAATCTTGTATTTCTCATTCTACAACTGTCTTCTGTATAAGCTACTCTTCTTTTTGGATGTAACTGATTCATCTTATGTGCTACCTGCAGCCACGTCATGCCATCAATGTAATAAAATCTAAACATCATTCTCAGTTCGCTCTTCTCGATACTGTTTATGTACTCTTCTGCCTGGTTCATAAGCTCCAGAAGTTCATTTTCCTTTTCGAGCAACATTGCTTTTCGCTTATTAAGCAATAATCTCTTTCGGCTAAGTTCTGGTACCGGCATACCTTCCACTACAAAATGCTGTATTCCACCCATGCCTCCAGATACCGTGTCTTTTACGGTTCCTTCTTCTGCAATTCTTAAGATCTGCTTTTCAGTCTCTGTGATTCTTCTCCTTAAATCTTTAATTTCTTCTTTCATGTCACAATATTGGATCAGTACGTTCTTGTCCACGTTCTCCCCTCCTGTTACGATTTATTATCTGCTGCCTTATCCGATCCGCCATCTCCTGATACTCTTGCTTGTATTGCACCTGATCGGCACAAATGCCCATGCAGATTATCTCTGCACAGGCTTTACATGGATCTACCATATCTTTCTTCCACCTTTTTGCTTCATCAGGTTTCTTTTGTAAAACTTCCCTTTGGTTGTCGAATAGTATTTGTCTTTATCTTCTTTTTTCTTTTGTCTTATTGCCTGCATACTTAACTTCCATGCAGTAAATTCAGTACACTTTCTTCGGCATTCAACTCGTTTTTCTCTTTCTCCACCATGATCACACTTGAAACATGGACAATCTTGATATCCAATTTATGTATCACTCCTTATAATTTGTTCAGTGGACATTCTTCATCGCATATCCTTTTATATTTTTCATGATCATTCGGCGTTATTCTTGGATATACGCAATAACCATCACACATCTCAGTTCTAACTTCTTCCAAGATGTCCGTTACTGTCTTCACTCTCTCATAATCCTCTTTCACGACACCTGTAAGATTCTCTGTTATTGTCATAACTCATCCCTCTCTTTCGCTGCAGCACAGAGTGACATCACTGCCACTCCTGCAACTGCTCCGATAAATAATCCGCTTAAAAATCCAACGATCATAAA